GAGATTACTACGCGTCTCGTGGGCTCGGAGATGTGTATAAGAGACAGCTCCTAAGTTAAATAAAAAGAAAGATGTTATTATTAAAGGTAAAGCAGAGTTTGTTGTTGATGAGGAAGTTAAGGGATTAATAGCTATGCAAGCCGTTTTCAAATTAAATAAACAAATTGATAATGAAGATATGGAATTTTCTGATTTTGACATTGAAGATCAAAATTATTTTGTAAGACCACTTTTGTCAGAAATAAGTCTTTTTATATCTATTCTAAGTCAAAAAGCGTCAAGATTACCTATTATACTTCCTATAGAAGAAATTCTAGAAAATAGAAAAGACCTTAGTGAAAGCTAAGGTCTTTTTTCATTGCTTCAAACTCAATCATGATCTTCGTCTCGCCAAGGACACTATATTTGCGCACAACAAACTGTTTCCGCTCGTTAAACTCACCAGCAACCACGATCTCCATTCCCTCATCCACATCTGCCAAAAAGTTCAAACTGTGTGCAGCAATTAAGCAATTTATATTATCCAGCGAGAAACGCACTAAAGGGATTCTCGAAATCTTCAACACTCGTATCTTCGAAACTACACCTTTCAATGATTTCATGATAACTACTTCTTACTTCTAAATTTTAGTGGAGATTCAATTATCATACGATCATAAAATTTGCCATTTTTTATAAAGCGCTCACGTTTTACAGCAATAGATTTATCGCTTTGAGCTAATACAGCAAGAATGGATAAATCTAAGAAAATCTTATCATCGTCAGAAAGGGTAGCGTATTCGTTAGCAAGTGTTGTATCAATTTGTTCTGCAATCATATCTTCAAACATTTAAAATCACTCCTTGCAAGAATTATACGAACTTGCGTTCGTTTTGTAAATGGAAAAAGGCGAAACTTCTCAAAATAAATTCCGCACAAAATTGTTATTAAATAAAAGAAAATAAATTTATATACCCACGAAGTATACCCACGGCATAAAAAATACCACATCAAGGTCTCTTTTCTAAACTACCGAAGTAGCCAAGAAACCTTATGTGGCGTGGGTTTGGCACCCAATGGGCCGTGAGGGGCTCGAACCCGCGACCCGCTGATTAAGAGTGTGGTTAATTATGTTATTTTAAGAACAGATGCGCATAGATACGCTATTTGTAATAGGTAATATTTCGCTTTTATAGGCACCTTTTTACTGTGTATACCCACATTTATACCCACGATCTGACAATTTTGATGTTATTTAATTTGTTTGTTTTGCCAATTTTTCAAAAGCTTTTGTAGCTGTATCTTTTTCTTTCTTAAGAACGTGACCATATATATTCATCGTTGTATTAAAGTCTCGGTGTCCCAGTCTGACCTGTAATTCTTTTGGAGTCATACTAGGATCGCTGAGTAAAAATGTAGCTGATGTATGTCGTAAATCATGAAAACGTATCGGTCGTAAATCATGGCGCTTAACAAACCTTTTAAATTTTTTGTAGAGGTAACTTCCTCTAGGAAGAGTACCGTCTTGTAGTGAATCAAAAATAAAATAATGCTTAAGATTTTTAGTTCCCATTTTCCATCTGATCTTTTTATTTTCTTTTATTAGGTCTTTTAAAATATCGAAGAGGTAGTCTGGAGCGCTAATGACTTTTTCTTCATCGTCATTTTTTAAACCCAGTAAGAGGCGGACATCTTTCTTGCCATCGACTTCTGAAATTCTCTGATGAAATTGAATAGTCTTTTCATCAAAATTAATATTTTTTTCTTCTAAAGCTGCTATCTCACTCTGTCTTGCTCCAGTAATAAAAGCAGTCAGTACCAGTGCTTTTATTTCTACTGTTTCTTCTAAAGCAGCTGCAATCATTTGCTGTATTTCAGTTTCAGTATAAGGATCCCTAACATTTTTCTTTGCACCTTTTTCTTTAGGAATAGTAACATTCTTACAAGGATTTTCTTTGATTATTCCATATTCATTTTGCGCCATTACAAATAGATTATTAATCGAATATAGTATTCGAATTTTTGTATTTCTTGATAAAGGGGTCGGTGAATTACGCCCAGGATCTTTTGATTTTTTTCTTTCAGCTTCAACGATTATTTTTTTTATCATGTAAGGCTTTATATCTATTAAGGGGAGTAGACTGAATTTCTCTAGAAATCTATTCTCTATTTGCATCTTATAGTTATGAAAGGTTTTTGGTTCAAGATTTTTAGGTGCTTCTTTAAGCCATATCTGCTTATAAAAATCTTCAAAAGTGATGTTGTAGAGATCTATTGAATCTTCCGTGATCATTTCAAATTGCTCAAGCCATTCATCAAGAAGTCTGTATGCCATTCGCATATTTTTCGCTGTGACACGCTCACTTTTTCTAATTGCAGTTCCATTTGGTTTATAACCGAGTATGGCTCTTAATCTATACTTATTATTTCCTTCATCTTCTACATAACCTGTTACTTTATTAGTCAATTGCTTCAACTCCCTGTTTTTGCTACAATAGACATGACTAAATAAGCCTATCGTTTATTTTGTTTTAGCACGCCTTCTGACCGCCAAGAAAGAGGGGCGTGTTTTTTAGTGTTCTAATGGAACTTTGTAAATTAACGATCCATCAAAATTTAATGAAAAATCATTGATATACTCAATTTCAATTTCTGATTTATCTACCATTGGTTCGTTCATAACAATGTATATTGTTGATTGAGCTGCCTTGCCTTTAGAAACTTCATTTTGACCTTGCATAATAGAAAGAGTTTCTCCAGCCAGTCCGTTCGAATCATATCCATTGATAAATTGAGATCTTACAATTAAAGGATTATCATAATTATAGTTTTTATACTCGTAAGTGACTTGAACTGTGTTTTCAGGTTTACCATTAGTATAAAAATCATCCGTGTTATCAAGCTTGGTTGTAGCTTTCACTATTTTAAGAGAATATACAGGTTCTGTAGCAGACGTTCCAACAAATGCTTCTTCATTTAAACCATATGTCTGATTAGTAGATGTTGATTCTTCTGTACTATCACTTAAAAATGGACTTGAATAAGACTCCCCAGAGCTCCAAGATGTAATATCTTTTGATGTAGAATTAGTTTTTGATGTTTCTTTCGTCTGGGTAGAACTATTTGAAGAAGTACATCCCGATAGAAAGATACCAATGAAAACAATCCCAAGAACCACTTTTTTCATTCAATTACCTCATTTCTTTGATATAATAGTTTTGTACACTCAGAAATGAGTAGTCCGTGTTCCCAGCACGGGCTTTTTTTTATTGCAATGATTTGAAAACGCTAACGGTTCCGTTTGGATGGAAAAAGATAATATGGTTGTCCTCTGTTAAGATTCCTTCATATTTCCTAGCATAATAATTAACAGCATCTTTGAAGGTTGTTTCTGTAACTTCCAAGTATTCTGCACATTCCCATATACTAATACATCCTGCCTCAAAACAATCAATTATGTCGTAAGGAGAAACTAATAAAGTTGCTCCAGCATCCCTGGCTTTACGTTCTTGTTTTCTCTTTTCGTTAGTATCTTGTTTTATTATATTACCAGTTCCAGTTAAGTGATGTCCTATTTCTTCCGCAACAGTTGAGTTTAGTTCTTCATAGCGTTGATTGGGGTTAAGGTACACCGTAGTCTTATAAATCATTCCTTTTTGACCAGGTGGCATCAATGGATCAAATTTGTATTCAAGTTCGGGAAATATTCCCATTAACTGCTCATAGACTTGCATTTAATCACCTACTGCCTTACAAAGGATTATTCTTTCTGTATTCAATATAGCGCAATATATCTTCCATATCTTTTTCAGAAACATCATCATCTATATGAGCAGCTAAGAGATCACCTTTAGATCCAAAAGCTTTTTGATTATCTTTGTCTAAACCCAAAAGATAATCTGTTGACACGTTAAATAGGCTTGAGAGTCTTTCCAAAGTGTCACTTGAAATATTAGTGACTGTTCCACGTTCATAATTAGAAATATTTTCTCTTTTCATTCCTAAATAGTCTGCCAACTCTTTTTGTGACATTTTTTTATTTGTTCTCAATTCTTTTAGTCTCAGTGCAAAAAGATTCATGATAATCTCCTTTTTAGTTATTTTTTCAAAAATGTTCTAAAAAGGGTTGCGTAATTATCGGTTACCATATATAATCAAAAGTGTAATTGGCAGTTACGCAAATTGATTATTAGGAGGTGATAATATGTGTAACCCACGTACTTATTTCAAAAAAGCGCGCTTATCTAGTTCTCTTACTCAAAGAAAATTAGCGGAGCTATCTGGAGTAACTGAAACTACCATTCGCAATATAGAGGCAAACCGAGTCGATCCCAGCCTTAAGTTAGCAATTAACATTACTAAAGTTTTAGGGGCTGAATTCGAAGAGATATGGAAAAACGATTTTGAATAAGTTAACTTTTCTTTTTTTATTATAAAACGTAACTGCGAGTTACGCAAGTGTAAATTGCTTTTTTACAAGATTTCTTTGAAAGGAGAATTAAGATGACTAACTTAGCTCTTGTCAGCTTAGATGATCTAAGAGTGTTATTAGCGGAGAGCTCGATTAAAAACGAGACTTGGAATGTAGATCAAGCTGCAGAATACTTTGAAGTTTCTCCACAAACTATCCGGAAAGAAGCTGAAATGGGAATCCTTCCAGCACGGAAAGTAGGAAGAGAATGGAAGTTTTCTTCAATTGCTTTGTACCAATATGTTTCTAAAAATGAGGAAGCAAGATGATTTATCGATTCGGGAATTAAGGAGTTATCAAGAACTACTTTATCAAAATAGATTGAATCGGCAAATAGAAGTGAGGTGAGAGAAATGAAAATCACAATCGAGGCAACACCAAACGAAGTAAAAGAATTGCTCCAAGCTATTAGGAGTAGCGAGGAGCAACAAATATTATACAATCCGACTACTGGTTATGGAACGGTTATTCCTCAAAAGAAATAATAACCTTCTTACTTCTTACCGGAATTGTCTGATTAAACTTCTTATTCGAATGAATCGAAAGTTGATAATCGTCTCTTGTAATGCATAACACTGTATCATCTTCAAATTCTTGAACAATCATGTTTGAGTCGATATTGAAGTAAGTGCGTGTTTCAGCAGGAATATCAACCTTGAACATATCAACGAATTCAATTGGCAATTCAGAATGATATTCAAATTTATATTCTTTCATATTAATACCTCCTTATCAATTATTTCAGCCGACCACTGACTGATAAGGAAATTATACCAAAGAAAGGAGAATGACATTGAATGAAGTTTCAACAAATTTTGACTATTCAATAGTAGATGATACCACTGCTCAATTTTTAAAAGTAAAAGAACAAGAGCTACAGTCAATCGTTCTAAACAGCTCGATTCAATTAGGTGAGAAGTTAATTGAAGCACAAGAAAAACTAGCTAGTTTCAAAACAGGTACATTCGAGAAATGGTTCACGTCTATCGGATTAAAAAAGAGAACTGTATACAACTATATTAATCAAGCTAAATTTGTGCATCAAATGCACGAATACGAACAAATTGAAATGTTTCAAGAACTACCAACCACACTCAAAACAGAAATATCTAAACCGTCAGCTAAACCAGAAGCGGTAGAAATGGTGCTCTCGGGCGATATAAAAACCACCAAAGAATATCGAGAGCTTGAGAAACAGCTAAAAGCTAAGGATGAGCAAATCAAACTGCAAGCACAGATGATTGATGATCTGAATGAGCAAGAAACGGAAGTAGTTGAAAAAGAAGTCATTGTCGAAAAGGTTCCAGACGACTATCAGCAGCTTAAGCAATCTACGAAGATCGTTGATGAAATCACCAGAGAAAACCAAGCGCTTAAAGCTGAACAGGAAGCTTTGAAACAACGTGTAGCAGATTCCGAAAAAGCGTTGCAAGAAAAAACAAAGGTTGAAAATGACGAATTAGAACAAGCGCAACTAAAACGTTTGAAACGTGATGCTGATATCAGTGTTCATAAACTCATTATCAATATGAATCAATTTGTTAAAGAACAAGCGGTAACGGTATACGATTCGCAAGCAATCGCTGGTGCGAACGATGAGACAAAGCAAAAACTCACGGATTCAATTTCCAGAGTTGAAAAATTACTAAAACAAATCAAACAAGAAATTGGGGGAGAAGTAGCATGGGTAATCAATTAACTAAAAACAACACGATCGCATTGATCCACACATTGGAAACGCAAGGCAAACAAAGTGAAGCGTTGGTAAGTTTGTTGCGTGAAATGGGAAACGTCAAAGAAGAAATGATTGAGCTGAAAGACGAAGTAAAAGAGCACGTCAACGAAAGTCGATCGTTATATGAAAAAATGTCTGAGCAAGTCACTATCACGTATGAAGAGCAAAAGGAACTGCGCTCAATTGTCAGCAAACTTGCCATTAGCTTAACCGAAGAACATCAAAAGCGCCAAGGTAAAACATACAGTGGCAATCTATTTAAAGCTTGGAAAGGGATGTTCATGAGCCGTATCCACTCTAAGCTTAAGAAACGCATGAACGTTGTCCGTTACACATCAATTAAGCGAGTAGATTTTGACGAAGCCTTAACCTACTTGAATGTATTGACTTACGATCACTTTAGTTTGGCAGATTTACAAGCAACTCCTGCGGTACTAAACGTTTTGGAATTGGAGGAGGAAGCTAAATGAAAATCAATAAAAAATTAGAGCAAAAATGGGCAGAGTGGGAAACGATGATGGAAGGCGCTGAGATTCTTCTAAATTCTTCAAGAGATTTAGGATCAACTATCACAAACGAGGATGATACTGTCGCTTGCCTATCTAGTGAAAAAATCCAATTAACCATTGATCAATTGGAAGATGCAAAGAAATTGGTTGAAAAGTTAGAATTCGCAGAATATTTACTGGAATAGGCAAACAAAAATAACCCCACACGGAAGGAGGGGCAGAATTGGAAGATTTACCAAAAGTAAATATATGCTCTTTGGAACAAGCTTTTACTAAAGTTATTCAAGAATATATCAAAGTTGAAGGTGTTCTCCCTCAAAAAATTCTTCTAGTTGCGGAGGGGTGTAGTCAGTCACTTTCTGCGAAACAAACTGTTTCGTTATCTGTAATGGAAATTCCTTCGAACCGCGAGAAGTCTTAATAGTTAGATTATTTTTCCCAATTTGAGAATCATTATACCTGAAAAATAAAAGCCCTGTTACAGATTCGAATGGTGCAATAGTAAAAGTAGGTTTTAAAAATTTGTCAGAAAGATCATCATAAACGATTTTCCTTTCAGGATCGCTTGTGTGAATAACGCCCCCACCAATTTTTATGGCATTTGACAAATATGTAACTTCATAATTATCACCAGTTAATGTAAAAGCACCAAAACTATAGATATCGTTCAACGTGAATTCTGTAACGGTTACAGGATAGCTGCTTAGATTTGTAATTACAACTAAAGGAAGAAGCCTGAATTTTTGATGATGATAGACGTCAGGAGTTTCATTGGATGTTCTATCTACTAGGAGTTCACTAATCTGTTTATCTAAATAATCGATTTTGATTGCGAATTTTTTATTTCTTTCGTTTTTTAGCGTAAAGAAGAACGCAAAAGATGAAAACACCAAAGATATTATTGGAGAAAAATAATCTTTAAACCAATTCACATTAGCACCACCAGTTTTTAAACAATTATACCAAAGGAGGAACCACATGATAACAGAAATCACTATCTCAATAGAAACAAACGGATCGACAATGCAGCATACCGTCTCAACAAAAGAAGAAGCGCTCGATTTGATCAATCGTTACTTCAAGGAGGAGAAACTATGATTAAGAAGTTTTGTATCTGGTATCTACGAATCACTGAAACACCAGTATTCCTAAATTTGGAAACAACGGACGGAGATATCAAACTTGCTGCAAAAAAAGGACCAGTATTCATGAGCTCCGACACAGGACCATATGGAGTCAGTCTTAACTACAAGAGCAAAAGGAAGGTGAGACGGTATGAATAGAGCTGAAGCGTTACGTATCGGCAAAATCATTGCTGATCGTTGGTACAAGAACAACAAGCCTTTGATTCAATCAAGGCAGAATATTGAACGGATAAAGAAATGGAGAGGAATCGCATGAATTTTATAGAGCTCAATAAAAATGAAGTTAATGAGATTGTCACAGCTTTAAAATGGCACGCGAATACTTTTAAAGCAGCGGCTAAACTTATCGATGATCAAGGAAATGTGTGCTTGAGTAGTGAGCAGAAAAAAATCATTCGGAGTTTACCGGAAAGTATACAAGAGAAAGCTAAGAATTCGTTATTGAAAGAAAATATGTGGCAGGAAGAGTGTTACCGCAAAACTATTGATTTAGCAAAGAGTATTGAAAGAAATAAAATTTTCATAAAAAAATGACTCCGCCGGCAAGCATAGAGTCATAAGTAAAAATCATTTACTTAAGTTTACCACGAATCGAGAGGAGTGGGAAGATGCCAGATTATATCGCAACAAATTATGACAGACTAATGCAAGACGAAAGTAGTCATGTGTTCCCAAATATCCATTCTGAGGAATCACAAGAAGAAGTTGATCCATCGGCACATTGGAACGAAGACGACAACGAAACGCCCGTACACTCAGCGGATTGGTTGTTTATTGGCTACAGAAAGAACGGACTGACAAGCACTAAGTTTGTCTTACAGCAAGAAAACTTTCTAAGCATGATCGAGGAATTCGGACCATCATCAATACTTATGAACGAATTACGGATTGTCAGCGGAGCAGATTGGTTAGATCAAAGATTGGAGGAATTTAAGTGAGTGCACAGTTTACTGAAAAGCAAAACGAGATATTTAACTTCTTGTTTACCTTAGATGTCAATAACCACGTTGAAAAGAAAAAAACAGGAAGTGTGCAACTCAGCTATCTTTCTTGGGCGTGGGCATGGGCAGAAGTGAAAAAGAAATTCCCAACGGCGGAGTACGAAATAGAAAAATTCGACAATAGCCTTCCTTATGTTTTCGATCCCAACACTGGCTATATGGTTTTTACGAAAGTCACAATCGAAGGCCTGACTCACGAAATGTGGTTACCGGTAATGGATGGGGCTAATAAAGCGATGAAAGCTAGTCCGTATACCTACGACACAAAGAAAGCCAAGGGTTTAAAAGTTGATGCAGCAACCATGTTTGACATTAACAAAACGATAATGCGGTGCTTAGTAAAGAATTTGGCAATGTTTGGACTAGGTCTGTATATCTACGCTGGTGAGGATTTGCCTGAATCACCATCTGCCAGTGAAGGGCAGTTGGAAGAACTGAAATCATTATTTGAAGAAGCAGCAAGCTTGCTAAAACGATCGCCAAAGACATTTGAGAATCAAGCTTTGGCACACTTCAATTATTCAGGAAAATTTGAGGATATCAACGAATCATTTTATGAGTTGCTAAAAGAGTATACGCAAAACGGTATTGATCAAATGAAAGCTGCTCAAGAAAACAAAGAGAAGTGATGTAAATGAACAATCTTTCGTATCTAGCAAAAATAATAAAAGTTGAAGGCAATCGCCTGACGCTAGAACTCAAAGATGAACTAAATATCGCGCGACTCAAAACAATCTTTGATGGATATGACGGCGAGAGACAAGTTGAAATATTCATCAAAGATCCACGAGGGTTCACAGTCGAACAAAGGAAGTTTTTCTTCGCTTTGTTAAACGACATCTACAAAGAGACAGGGCTCTCTATTGACGAGATGAAAGATTATATCTACTCAATGTTTAGATACGCCACAGGCAATAATATAAGCCTCTCAAATCAATCTGTATCGACAGTAGATGATGTTTCATATTTAACGAATCTCGTACTTGATTTCATATTTGAGCACGATATTCCTTTCAAGGATGGATACGAGGTTCCACCGCAAAACATTCAGTATTTCTTTTATAAATGTGTGACAAACAGGACCTGCTGCATTTGCGGTAAAAAGAACGCTGACATCGATCACTTTGACAAAGCTTTGGGAAGACGAAAGCGGAAAGAAGTGGATCACACAGAATTTACTTTTGCGGCACTTTGCAGAACCCATCATACAGAGAAGCATCAAATGGGGATTACTGAGTTTAAGAATAAGTATCATGTAATCGGTGTGAAGCTGAATCAAGCCGAGATTAAAAAATTAAGAATTGGAGGTTGATTTCTTGGAACAATTAGAATTTTCGACCATTGATTTGAAATATCTTATTTTCTTCAATCAGAATGATATAGCTTGTGGCAATGAAGATAAGGAATTGTTTCTAATCGGCAATAAACTGATCGTTGAACTAACAAGATTGATACTAAATTTCAGATATTGTAGCAAAGAATGGTGCCCGTGCTCTCCTGAATCTGGGATATGTAGCATATTGAAGACACAAAAAGGACAAGAATATCTGAGAGAAATGGAATACTTTTCTGAGTGTAAGAAGATTTCGGAAAAGCTTAAAAGGCTGCTATCGGAAAAAGTCAAGCTATCAGAGGAGGGATAACGTGGCAGAAAGGAAAATATCCAAAAGCAACAGAGGGTTCAAAGGGGTATGGATTCCTTCACACATTTGGCTGGATAAAAACCTAACAATTCAAGAAATGATGTTTTTGGTTGAGATTGACAGTTTAGATATAAGTGACGAGGGGTGTTATGCCAGCAACAAGCATTTTTCCGATTTCTTCGGATTGTCGACAAGGAGATGCTCTCAAATAATAAATGAACTAAAGGATAAAGGGTATATCACAGTAAATTTAATTCTTAATGAAAAGAAACAGGTGGAGAGAAGAACGATTAGGGTATCAAGAAAATTTCCTGGGGGGTATCAAGAATATTTCCATACCCCTATGGAAGGAAAGTTCCAAGGTAGTAATACATCTTTTAGTAATACAAAAAACAATATGTCGAGCAAGCCCGACTTGATTCCTTATTCTGAGATTATTACCTACCTGAACAACAAATCAAGTAAATCATTCAAAGTTACTCAGAAATGGAAAGACCTAATCAAAGCAAGATGGAACGAAGGTCAACGATTAGATGATTTCAAAAAAGTAATTGATGTGAAAACAAACCAATGGTTGAACAACCAAGAAATGAATAAGTACCTAAGACCAGCAACACTCTTTGGAAATAAGTTTGATGATTATTTGAATGAGTATCGTCCACAAGTTAATTCTTCAATCTCCGATGAAATCGCTGAATCACAAAGGAGGTTGTTAGAAGCATATGAACAATGAACTTAGATTAGTTGCTGAGATGCTTAACAATCCCTCAATCATCACAAACATTGATATCGACTCAGAATGGTTTGAAAGTCCTCAGTGCAAACTGATTGTCGAAGCTATGACGAGACTACGAGGAATGAAATACACCACTGAACAGGTCCATCGGGAAATGCGAACCATTGATTACTTCAAAGCAGGAACAGCAGATGAATTAGACATCCTAAAAAATTCTGCGAATCAGCTTGGAATTGAAAGAGAACTAGCAAGGATCATACACAATGATTATCTTGATCGCAAGTTGCACTCAGCGTCCATAAAATACGCTGAGACGCTTTCTAAGACAGATGGCGATAAGTTAACACGCTTGCTAGAAGAAAAGCGTGACGTGAACCATATTAAGTCTGATGGCAAGTTGGATAAAGCTTTCTCTGAATTCTCGGAGAACTTGGATAAGCCAAGCGATGTTCTAACGACATACAAACCGCTAGATGCATTTCTTGGTGGTGGACTAACTGGTGGCAAGTTGATTGTTTTAGCAGGAAGACCGGCTACAGGGAAAACGGCGTTTGCTTTAAACATCATGCACAAGTTGTTTACAGATAACGAAAATGTACAGTGCGACTTTTTCACTTTTGAAATGGGACAAAATGAGCTAATGACTCGACTGGTTTCAAAAGAGACACATATCAATTCACTTCTATTTGTGGGTAAGGACAAGCTTTCACAGGAAAATAAAGTCAAAGCACGCAAAGCTTATGAGGAAATGAAAAATACATTCGATCTACGTGTCTATACATCCGAGTACTCAAACTTGAACGATATTAAATACGCAATTAAGCAGCGTTTGAGTGATAAGAAGTATGTCGTGTTTGTAGACTATGCAGGGCTGATCACAGTGAACGATACTCGCAAAAATGAGCGTCAAGTGATGAACGAAGTCACACGAGAGTTGAAGAAGCTCACAACAGACTACGGAATCACCATTGTACTGCTAGCACAGTTAAGCAGGGCAGTCGAGCAGCGACAAGACAAGCGGCCAATGCTCAGTGATTTGAAAGAGTCTGGATCATTAGAACAAGATGCGAATGTCACACTCTTGCTTTCTGCTGACGATAAAGACAGTCGCAAGATTCGATGCGATGTAGCCAAAAACAGAGAAGGTATGACAGGAGTTGCGCCATTTATCTTCGACAAGAAGTTTATGGATTTCTCAGTAGACTTTGAAGAATGGAGAGGTTAGATGGACGGACAAACATATCTGGCTATCTTCAAAGAAAACGGCCTTGTGCGATCGGACTTAGTCAAAATATTGGAACATCAAGTTAAGGTGTTTCAAGAAAATAATATGCCAGCGAATGCAGAAGAAGCTAAGTGGTTGGCGATCGAAATAGCTGAGGAAGAAAAATCACAAGGCTATCCATTCTTAATTGGCAATGAAACTAGAGAACAAATCGCACAACGATACTTGAAAGCGAGGGGAATGTTCTGATTATTACGATACCAGGAGAGCTGACGGACCTGAACAAATTCATCAATAGCCAACGGACAAACCGCTATGCAGGAGCTAAGTTGAAAAAGGAAAATACGGAAAAATGTTGCTATGCATTCTTGATGGCGAAAGCGGCAGGTCTAAGAGTGACAACGCCGATCAACTTGAAAATCACTTGGTACTGCAAAAACAAACGAAAAGATAAAGACAACATCGCCTTCGGGATCAAGTTTATCTTGGACGGAATGATTGAAGCGAGAGTGATCACAAATGATGGATGGGGCGAGATAGCCAACTTTGAACATCGGTTTGAAGTAGACAAGGATTGCCCGAGGATTGAAATTGAATTGGAGGAAGCGAAATGATAAACAACTTAACTTTGGTCGGAAGACTCACGAAAGACCCAGACTTGAAATACACAAGCAACGGAACAGCTGTTGCCACGTTTACTTTAGCTGTGAATAGAAACTTCACAAGCGCTGATGGAACTCGTGAAGCAGACTTCATTAACTGTGTGATTTGGAGAAAGCCAGCAGAGACGTTAGCGAACTATGCAAAAAAAGGTGTGTTGATCGGAGTAACAGGACGAATTCAGACACGCTCTTATGACAACCAACAAGGACAACGAGTTTATGTCACCGAGGTTGTAGCGGATAACTTCCAGTTACTGGAAAGCAAGAAAGCTGATTCAAGCCAAAATACGCAAGGTAGTGGCGTTTCAAATAGTCAAGCGAATAATTACACTCACAATCAACAAAACAGTAACAGCGCATCGTCAGACCCATTTGGAAACTCGTCAATTGATATCACCGACGACGATTTACCATTTTGAGAGGTGAGAAGATGACACCAACACAAATTCAAATAAGCAAGATGTCAGATAAAGATTTGATTTGGCGGAAGAAAGTAGTTGATAGCCACGTTGAACGGTTGATTAAACAGCAGAAGTGGCTAGCCGAGGAACTGGACTTTACGAAGTTAGAAAGCTGGCTGTCAGCTAGCGACAGAGATAAACAACTAGGAGGTCTATTATGATTGATTGGAAAACATTTGAAGTAGTAGGACAGCATAGAAATATTAAAAATAAGCGTGTACGAGCTGTGTATGTCACAAGTGATAATGCAGATGAAATAGCAGAAGAAACTAAGTGTTTTGCTAAGTTTAATGAAAATTGTGTCTGTACAGGTTTTTTAGCATTACAGAGCATTCCTTCGTGGTTGATTAATATAAATCCACGCGGCAGCAAAAAGAAATATGTATTTGAGCCTGACACCGTTGTTAGTCGACTTTTAAGAGAAATTGAACCATGTCAAATTACTAAAAGTAAAACCAATTAAGTTCCACTATCCACCAAGATAAACAACTAAGAAAGGACGGTTGATCGTGACTGATAAAAAGATAAAGCAAATAGTGATTGATGTTGAGATCGGAGAATATTGTGTAGAAGAAGTAAGTTTCAAGATCCCAGAAGAGTTGGATGCAGAAAATGTCGAGTATATATTTGGTAGCGTGCTTGCAAATATGAATGATGATTAAGTCAGCTATCCGACGAAATAGCAGAAAGCGAGGAATGAATGTGAGTGAAAAATTAACGAAGGCAATGAACAACATTTTTAAATTTACCATTATTGATGATGACGGAAAGAATAAGGTCCAAGCACCACAAATGGATCTGCCCAAATCGGTTAGAGAACGAATAAAATTCTTTGGCAAATATGCAGAAGATGGTCTTAGTTTTTTAGGCTGTATCAATTTAATTCTTGCTGAGGATGAAGAGCAGTGCAAAAAAGATTTTGAAATAGGAGCATATGAAGAATACTTACCAGCGACGGAGGAATTCAAGCAATGGCGAGATGAACCTAGTTTACACAGTTTACATCAAATGGAGATAGCTGTTGCCTTGATGTACGGCATAGGCGAGGAACAGGGGGAAGAGTGATGAGTGCTAAAGATTGGGAAACCATAGTTGCTCCAAGCGGCATGGGCTTTATGAAAGATGAGTTTATTGAACGCCTTGGAAGAATTGACTATCGGCAGCCATCCCCAAGAAGCGGTACACAGTGCGGTTTTTGTAGCAGTATGAAACCAAAAGATTTACGTAGCTATGATTCGTGTCCAGAGTGTGGAAAGTCTTTATTTGCTAGAAAGCAGAGAAAGCACAAGTGGTGAATCGGCAATCGTCAGCGATAGCAAACAGGAGGGTGAGAAATGTATGTTTTAATAGATCAGCTGGAGACACTTCGGAAGAAAGAGCTGCCTGATAAGATAAATAAATTTCATGAACTAGGGTATTACGTATCAGTAGAGCCTCAAGAACTGCCAATAAATATTATTGGTGCGGAAGGTAGATACAACATGAAAATTTTCAAATGGGTGGAGTCATGACATATGCAGTGTTAGGTGCTACGGCCTTTTTTGTGATCATGATTTTATGTGTAGTGGTTGGTAAGAGTTTGGACAATGAGGAGGGCAAGTGATTGGAGAAATGGCGTGTTGAACGAGTCAAGGCAGTGCTGAAAGATTACCGAGATACGGATAAGTACGTCAGAAAGCTTGAAGAAGAGATTCGGGTTCCGTATCGAGAAGAGGATGTTAATGGGGATATCAAGGGAACAAGAAGCAATAGCGATTTGATGTTCGGCACATTGTGGACCATCGAGACGGATAAGCAAATTCGGCGATTGAAACGCAATAAGCAGATTGTACAAGAACTTCTCGATGAGTGCGGCAGTGACACTGAGACGATCATTCGAGAGTTATATATCAAACGATTTCCACAATACACGATGCAAGGGTTGGTGGAACAGAGAATTATTCTTGCTAGTGTGAGCACGGCGAAGAGATTGCGTAATAAGTTTTTTGAAGAAGTCGATAAACAGCTTGATTTATGAACCTTTTTTGAACTTTTCGAGGTATGAAAATGTTATAAAATAGTATTATCAGATATCGCCCACAAGCACAACGGCATTCAACCTCCTTTTGATACGTAAAAATTATTCTGTGGGCGATATCATAGCTTTTCCGCGGAAACGGAACAAGCGAGCGACCTAGTATCGTGTATATAGCAACCTAAGCTAGGTAATGGTTGCGATAGAAAGACAGATAGAGAGGATGATTTGAATGTTATTACAGATTGACAAATTTTTAAAGAGTGATGTTGGAGAGGGAAAGGAAGCTGTTTTAAGAACAGATATCATTGAAGGAGTCAGACGAACGAATCATACTGATGGTTTTTTGATGGTTCATTTTTATGACGATTCCGTTTATTCGTTTTCAGTTAATGAAAAAGATAGTTCTTTCACTATCGATTCTTCAGAAGAATTTAAAAATTATCTTATCTCTCAAGTGTGGCTACTGAACGACGAAGGTAAGACGCTAAGAAAATTGCTTTAATAAATAAAGGCAGCACAATTTTTTTGAAAGAGGTGGATCATCTCATTTCATAATTCTCTAGTGCTGTCTTTTTGTGTCACTGTGGCGGAAGTAGAAGACGCACGGCGAGATAGAACTGGCATAATCAGATTAGCTACCTGTGTTGAAACTCTCGCTCCTAATGTTTTAAGAACCAGTTCGTGAGTGGGGCAGTACCACTCCAGTGACATTGAGATTGAACAAAAGCACGTGGCAATCAGCTCTTGAGTTATCCCAAGGCTTTTGTCGGATAAACAATCTCAAAACACGGGACTTAGATCCCAGAAAAAAAGCGCGCAGAGGGTAGCTCCCTCAAGTTGGTGGATATGGTTGTACGGAGGACCGGAAGAACCGGCAACGTCACAGGTTCGAATCCTGTGTCACCGATAGGGTTTATAGTTATCCCATTAAAACTTGGTGTTTCGCTACCTTGATGCGAACGAACAAAGAAAGCAACCGAGGATTGTGGCATAGTGGGATACGGTGGCTCGAGATTGCGAGCGTGTAGGTTGCTTTTTTCAGATGTTAACTGCCTAGTTGCAGTTCTAATTGGTTAGATAGAACTCGGCATTGCTGTTCGGTGAAACTCCGTGATTGGTTCTCGCATAGGATCGGAAACGTCCCTGCCTATGCAACGTACATATCGAAGTCACTCATTGCGAGTGGCTTTTTATTTTGATCACACATAAAAAACGCTACAAATCAATGTTTTAACTATAAAAATGAGGAATAAACACTATTATTGATCACAGAAAAGCGAGGTGGCAGACATTACTAAATGGACAGAACAGCAGGTCAAACGATTGTCGGAGTTGGCAAATGAAGGACTAACAAATATAGAGATAGCGCCTATGCTGTCAGAGGAGTTCGGTAAAGAGTTCTCATGGCCAAGCGTTAGAAGTAAACGTGCCAGGTTGAACTTGCCACCGAGCGAAAAGAATATGCGTGTTAAGCAACCGAGTGACCATTCAATCAAAGTAAATGAGCATCATAATCCTGATGGAACAATCTCTCAAGCCGAGTTTGAAGTAAAGATGGCATTCTATCAGAAACGAAGTAAGACGCCAAAAGATATTCTTCTTTATAAGGGATATGATCCAGATGAGTGGGAGATATCTCAAGTAACTACTAACGAATGGACCACAACAACTGCTGATATTCAGAAGTGGAACCAACAGTTGAAGTTTGTGGTGAAGCCGAAAACGAACACTAGTATTAAGGATTTGGCAACAAAGCTATTACAATCTGTTGAACCAGCCTTTGTTAAACCAACTATAAAAGGGAAGCGCAATTTAGTCATACCGTTGGCTGATTTGCACTTCCCTATTTTGTCGGAACGAAAGTTTGAAACCTATCTATCCGATGTATTAGCAATCATAAATAAAGGCTATAAGACAATCGTTATAGAGGTGTTGGGAGATATCTTTCACTCAAACGCTATGAAGACAAGCCAAACGATCAAAGGTACCCAACTTGAAGATGTGGATATGGTCGAAGCAATAGAGTTGGCTAAAACATTCTTCATTACGCTGATCGATGAATCATTAAGAAAAAGCTCAGAAGTGCGGATAGAATTTGCCAGTGGTAATCATAGTGACTTTGAGTATTTGTTCCTAATGTACTTAGAAACACTCTATCCGCAGGTATCGGTAAACAAACACAACCTACCAAGGATCGCATATCAGCTAGACAATGTAGGCATTATGCTCACTCATGGACACTTCGGCAAGAAGGGCGATTATCCTATGCTATTCGCTACCGAGTTCCGAGACGTATGGAGCAAGAGTAGTTGGCTTGAGATTCATCAAGGGCATTATCACTCAATGGAAGCTCAAAACCTTAAAGGCGTTATTCACCGGCAGTTAGGAACAATAAAACCTAACGATCAGTATGAGTCGGAGAATGGTTACACAATGAACTATAAGAGCACACAGGCATTTGAGTATTCAGCAGACAAGCTGAAAGTAATCTATGAGTTGGGGTGACTGATATGCATTACTATTACATCCAACTATCAGTAGGAATACTAAGGCATAAGAACATCCGGCAAGCGGAGTTGAAACCTAAGCACACTTTGCTTGAATGTTATGGGCAGTTTAGTGACGAGTATATCGATCGGCATAGGTTGATATACATTGGGCATGGTTGGAAGAGAGAACCGCATATTGTGGAGAGGTTAAGGAGGTATGGAATGTGAATGACAATCAACAAGAGTTTCTAAACTTGCTCAAGAAGATAAGGGAGGAAAAAGACATTGATCAGATAGGAGAACTATTCATGTCAGTAATAAGCATGTATGGATTGACTACTGATGAAGTATGTTCGATCAGTTATTACTTAGTTGATAGAACATTGCAGAGTACCAAGAATAAAGAACTATTGCAATCCGAGTTTAATATTGAAATAGATAAACTTAGTATTGATGGAAAGCTAGCGGTTATGAAAGCAATGGTATCAACATATGTAGACAAGGTGAGGAAAAATGGTACGGCCTAAGCGACTCGCTATAGTCAACGGCAAGAGAGTATTAGTTGAGTATGATAGTCGACGCGAAGAGTATCAAGAGTATAACCAAGATAGATGGAAACATCAGAATGACTTGATGAAGTTCTATAACTCTAAAGCATGGAGACAGTTGAGCAAGCTAGTATTGAATGAATACTATTATGTGTGTCGCATGTGTGGAGGAGATGCAACATTAGCAGATCATGTTGTTCCTGTTCGAGTCGATTGGTCCAAAAGGTTAGATAAAGATAACATTCAACCATTGTGCGAGTCATGTCATGCAGTAAAGACAAAAAAAGACAAAGAAATGTATGAAATATGAGTGGTTTATAGGTGGGAGATATTTTTGTATACGGTACGAAAGTGGGGAATGGCACCCCCTTATTTTTTAAATGGGGGTAGGTTTGTGGGGGACAAAACAACGCCGCTCTCTTCCGTGACCAAAATTCCCTTTTTGAAATGATTGGAGGTGTGGAAAATGGGCAGGAAACTAACATTATTGGATAACAATAAAAAACACTTAACTAAAGATGAGGTTGAAGACCGTAAATCGGCTGAAAAGCTTGCTGGTGATGGATTGGTGGAAATGCAGATAACTGCGCCTAACCACATGAACTCCATTGCTAAACAGGAATACAAGCGAGTGGTCGGCGATCTGCAAAAGTTACCACTCAGAAATCTAGATAGAGCTATGCTAGAGAATTATTGTTTGTGGTATTCAGTGTTTAAAGAAACAAGTCAGAAATTAACTGAGCAAGGTAATATTCTGGATGATGGGGATGGCAACTACGAAGAAAATCCATTGATTAAGACACTAGAAAAGGCAACTAAAAATATTAAGTCCACAGCAAGTGAGTTGGGATTGACAGTTGATAGTCGTCTTCGCTTATATCTTCCTAAAAAGGAAAAGAAGAAAGAAACAATGTTTGATAAATTTGGTTAGATAGGAGGGAATTAATTGGTTGATTATCAAGCGATACCTGAAGAATATAGGGACGATACCTATGCTTACGCCGTGTTAATTTTTGAGCGAGTAATCGAATCTTGTAAAAAGGTCTATGATGCTTGTGTTCGCCATTTGAAGGATCTCCTTAAAATCAAAAAGGTCAGTTGGAAATATAAATATGATTCTAATGAAGCATCAAAAGCTATTGAGTTTTTAGAAATGTTACCAGATGTAAAAACTGGAAAAACATATAAACTAGCAAATTTTCAACGATTTATTATTGGTAATATCTACGGCTGGCGACACAAGAAAAATAAAGCATTAAGACGGTTTAAACGAGCTTTCATAAGCGTAGCTCGTAAGAATGGTAAAACTATTCTAATTGCTGGTATCGTGCTTTACGAATTCCTATTTGGTAAAAATCCAGCTATGAGTAGACAGATATTTTGTACTGCCAACGCTAAAGACCAAGCAAAAATCGCGTTTGAAATGGCACGTAAGCAACTAGATGCACTTAGAGCCAAGTTTCCAGAAATAAGAAAAGCTACTAAACGAGTTCGTGATGAATTGAAAAACTTGAACGATGAGTCGTATGTCACTTATCTTTCTAAAGAAACAGGAGCTATTGATGGTTTCGAACCTTATGTAGGTGTATTTGATGAATATGGCGCTAGTAAAACTAATGAAATGATGGAATTGATTGAATCCGGACAAGGACAATTAGACAATCCTCTGACTTTGATTATATCGACTGCAAACTTTGATTTGAATGTACCAATGTATCAAGTTGAGTATCCGCGAATGGCAAGTATTCTTGACGGAAAAATAGAGGATGAAGAGCAATTTGCATACATAGCGGAACAAGAAGCATTAGACGAGATAGAAAAGCCCGAATTGTACATTAAAAGCAACCCTATTCTCGTTGTAGAAGCTTTGAAGGATAAGATGATGAATTACTTAAAAAAACGGTGGAAGACTGCTAAAGAAACAGGAAATACTGTTAAAGTAATGGTCAAAAATTTCAACATGTGGACACAATCGAGTGAAGAATCCTACCTCTCTGCCGAGCACTGGAAAAAAGCTTTGATAGAAAAGCCCGATATAACTGGACGCAAAGTTTGGGTTGGGGTCGATGTAGGTCGTACAAGTGACTTGTTCAGTATTTCGTGGGCAGTTCAAATGGACGACTATTTTTATGTGGACTCATTCAGCTTTGTAGCTACTAAATATGGCTTGGCCACTAAAGAAAAACGTGATGGCATAAATTACACTGATTTGCAAAGTAAAGGTGAATGTAAAATCACTGAATTGGAAAGTGGTGTTATTGATTATGATGAAGCATATGGGTGGTTGGAACACTTTATTTATGACAACGATTTGGAAGTTCAATGTATAGCGTACGATCCACACCAGTATGGTCATATCCTTACATCTATCGAAAAGAATCATCCGGATTGGCAACAAGTCGAGATAAGACAAGGCACCATGACCCTAAACATGCCAACAAAACAATTTAGAGATGATGTAATTGATTTGAAAGTCAGACACAGCGGCAACCAACTATTAACTGCAGCAATCAATAACGCTATTACCAAAACTGATAATAATGGCATGCGGATCGATAAGAATAAAAACGGGAATAAAATTGATCCAATTGATGCGTTATTAGATGCTTATGCGATGTGCTATACAGAGTTTCAAACTGGTGGATACTGGACAGATGAAATGATTTTAAGCGGAGATTTTGGGTTTTAGGAGGTTACCATGAGTAAACTATTTAAATGGCTATTTTTAAACATTCATACTTTACTATTATTTGTCGGTATTGCTTTTATAGCTATATCGGCTTTTTTGTACTCTTTGATTGTCGGTTTTCTTGTGCTAGGTGTATGTTGCATAGCTACTAGTTTAATTATCAACAAATCAATGGGATAACTGATTTTAACTAGAAAGGAGGTGGAAAAATGGTATTTTTTCAACCGCTTGGATCAACAGAACAGCAAGTGAAAGAAATGCTGTACGATACACCATCCGCAAATTCATATGTCGGTATCAGAGGGCTTAAGAATTCAGATGTGTTGACTGCAACGACAATTATTGCTGGTGATATAGCAAGGTTTCCGATTATCAAAAAAGATTTAGACGGTAATATTGTTCAAGATGAAAAACTGAATTACTTAATGAATGTCCGATCAACTAGTAAGATTACGGCTCATGTATGGAAATTCGCTATGGCTGTGAACACAATTCTTTGTGGAAATAGCTATTCTAGGATTTTGCGCGATCCAGTAACAGGAGAACCTTTGGAATATGAATTCTATCCACCTTCAGCAGTTGTAATTGAATCGGATGATAATTTTGAATCGTTCTATTATATGTTTTATCCATTAAATGGAAACAAACAGATACGATGCGAGCCAGAAGATGTGATTCACTGGAAGTTTTTCAGTCACGATACAATCTATGGTCGTTCTCCTTTGTTATCGCTGAATGACGAAATCAATTTACAAGATTCTGGTATTGCAACATTGCTGAAGTTCTTTAGAGATGGTTTTTCGAGTGGGATATTGGAAATGAAAGGCGCTAAGTTGTCTGGTGAAGCTAGAAAAAAAGCTAGACAGGAATTTGAGAAGTCAAGAGAAGGATCAACAGGCGGAAGTCCTATAATTTTAGATTCAACTATGGGATACACACCGCTAGAAGTTGATACAAACGTTCTAGGGCTGATCAATTCAAACAACTATTCAACAGCCCAAATTGCTAAATGCATGCGTGTACCAGCGCATAAACTAGCTGTAACGAACCCCAATCAATCGGTTAAGCAACTGAATGACGATTATATCCTAAATGACTTGCCTTATTATTTCAACGCAATAACATCTGAACACCAGATGAAGAATTTTAGTGACGAGGACAGGCATAAATATACTTTAGAATTTGACACTAGGTCCGTAACTGGCATGAATCCGGAAGAAGCATTGAAGCTTTATAATGGCGGTGTAATAACTGGAGATCAAGCACTAATGTACATGGGCAAATCACCAACAGATGATAAGGATATGCAACGCAGAAAATTCAGTTTGAACTATGTTTGGGCGGATAAAGCGGAAGAGTATCAAGTGAACAATAAACAACGAAAGGCAGGTGATAAGGATGAAGAAAACGGAAGTTCGTCAACTGACAACGAAACTCGAATTGAGAACGTTGGAGAATGATACAGAGGTTATCGAAGGGTATGCATTAAAGTTCGATAGATGGTCAGATACTTTAGGTTGGTTCTATCCTTTCCGTGAAAAACTAGAACCTGGATGCTTAGATGATGCAGACACAAATAATGTAGTAGCATTATTCAATCATGATCAATCACAAATTTTGGGTAGAACTGGTGTCAACTTAGATTTAAATGTGGATAATATCGGGTTAAAATTCCGAATTAAACCTACAAATACGACGCTATCGAATGATTTGATAGAAAATATCCGTTCTGGAGTGATTAATCAGTGTTCTTTTGCTTTTACAATTCCTGATGAAGAAGGTGCAGAAGAGTGGCGAGAGAACAAAGAAACAGGCGTATATGAGCGTTATGTTCGGAAAATAGACAAATTATACGATGTTTCAGTGGTTACTACTCCAGCTTATCCAGATACAGAAGCGGTAGTAGGCGCTAGAAGCAAAGAAATTGTTGAAGAATTGAGAAGCCATCCTAAAAAACAGGAAATCCAACGGATGCTTGTCGAATTAGATAAAGAAGAAATTTTAAATACATTATAAGAAAAGTCATTTCAATTGAGGAATGGCTATTTTTTATACCAAAAAACAAGGAGGACAAAAAATGTTTGAAGAAAAAATGACGGAGATTCGCTCTCTCATCACAGAAAAAGAGGGGAAAGTCGAAACTCTAGCAACAGAGATTCGTGGGTTGCTGCAAGAAGAAAAATTGGACGATGCGAAAGCAAAGAAAGAAGAACGTGAAGCATTGAAAGCGGAACTTGTTCAGTTGCGGGAAAACCTTTCACTTTACGAAGAACAGAAAGAAGGTAAAGAAGTGAAAGAAGTTAAACGATCAAAAGAAACGCCACAGCAAAAAGAATATCGCGACTCATTGAATGAATTTATTCGTTCAAAAGGCGAAAAACGTGAAGGGGTAAACTTCAAAGATGGTGAAGCTGTTGTACCAGCTGAATTTTTAAATGTTCGTGCAGCTACAGACGATGGTATTGTTAAAACTGATGTTGGCGTTACTATCCCAGAGTCGATTTCTTATAATCCGCAACTAGAAGTTAAAACGGTAACTGATCTGAAGAAATTCACTAACATTTTTCAGGCGACCACAGGAAGCGGTAAATATCCTATTCTTAAAAAAGCAACTGCTCGTTTAAGTACTGTGGCTGAGTTAGAAGCAAATCCTGCTTTGGCTAAACCAGAATTTGAAGAAGTTGATTGGGCAGTACAAACTTATCGTGGCGCTATTCCATTGTCTAATGAATCTATTCAAGATTCTGCAGTTGACTTAGTAGGGATCGTGGCACGTAATGCAAACGAACAAAAATTAAATACTACAAACTACGCAATTGCGAATGTATTGAAGACTTTCACTGCTGCACCGATGTCTACATTGGATGACTTGAAAAAAATCATCAATGTGTCTTTAGACCCAGCATACAACAAAGCGATCGTTGCCACTCAATCTTTCTATAATGTGTTAGATACATTGAAAGACGGAAACGGACGGTATTTACTGCAAGACTCAATCATTTCTCCAAGTGGTAAAACATTGTTGGGTATGTCAGTGTTCGTTATTGAAGATACACTGTTTGGTGCTGCAGGAAATACCTCGGCATTTATCGGTGACTTGGGACGTGCGGTATTGTTTGCTAACCGTGTTGATGTAACTGTACGTTGGGTTAATCACGATATTTATGGACAATACTTGCAAGTGGCAACTCGTTTTGACACTAAAAAAGCTGATTCAAACGCTGGTTACTTTGTAACTTATACAGCGCCTGTTGAGGGTGGTTCGGGGGAATAATGGCACCTCTCGTAGCAGAGGTGAAACCAGATAACAGTTGGCTTAAATCTGATATTCAAAAATGGTTAGATGAACGCGGTATTGCTTATGAAACAACTGATACAAAGGCAATTTTATTGGAAAAGGCAGGTGATTAGATGAATTATTCGGAACTGATTAACGAAGAGCAATTAAATCAGATCAAAATATATTTAAAAGTAGATATTGATTACGAAGACGATTTGATTAAAGAGTTTTTAGATTCCGTTGCTTTAGAATTAGTAGATGCGATTGATTCCTCTAAAATACCAGCTGATTTTATTGATGAACCTAGATTTCATTTAGCAGTTAAAAAGCAAGCTAAAGAAGAATATGAGCATAGAGGTTTAACAGCAGATACGATGCGCTACACGCTTGCTAACGGTGTAGACAATATCATTCATCAACTTAGGGTGAAAGGAGTTGTTTTGGATGATAACACGCAAACTCAACGAACGGATTACATTCTTTGAACGGAAACCAAAAAAAGATGATAACGGAGATTCTTATCAAATAGATGAGGATCTCTTTTCTTGTTGGGCTGAAGTTGCAAAATCCACAACTAAAGAATTTAGAGGTCGTTCGAACGATAAGATTGAAGACCTTAAAAAAAGGCGTAACAAAAAGACTCTTTATTTAAGATTTAGAACAGATGTCGATTCAGGAATGCTGGTCAAATGGCGATCACACGAGTACAAAGTCATAGACCTTGAAGAAGATTGGCAATCAAAAGACATGCTCATGGTAACAGTGGAGGTGGTCGAATGACAACAGGCTTAGAAGAAATACTTTCTAACATTCACAAGTTGCAGGTTAATAACAAACGAGTTGCTCGTGAAGCTGTTACGGAAGCTGCTGAACTATTTGCGGATAATTTAGAAGCTAATACCCCAACCGATGAAGGCGAAATGGCTAATGATGTCCAGATAACTGGCTTCAAAGGTGGTGCTCAAGGACAAATTGAGAAGGATATCGGCTACGGGAAATCAACTGGTTATCGTGTTAAATATCCCGATGACGGAACTATTCATCAGAGACCGCAAAACTTTAAAGAGCGTACCATTCAACAATCAACTCAACCCGTTAAGGAGATCTATGTTAAGAAGATACAAGAGGGGTTGAAGCTATGAACATTGAAACTAGAGTGTATAAGCTTCTAACAGCAAGCGATATACCTAACCTTTTGAATTCTATTCGCGGATCAGTAATACCCGAAGAAAATGGAATCTGGAAACACGATATTCCAGAAACGTTCCGTAAAAAAGAGTTAGCGCCCTTCATTAGAATTAATCCGGTGTATGAAGGTGACTACGACTATTCGGATGACAGTGCGATGTCTGAAGAGCAGAGAGTTCAGATATCTTACTGGTGTAAAACAGATACGCAGGCTTATCAAATTAAACAGATGTTAGATGATGTTTTGAAAAGCAATGACTTTACAAATTATACAGCAAATGAAACCCCGAGATATAAAGACACCGATATTGGCCTGCTGATTAATCACAGGAAGTATCGGTTTTTTGATTGGGAATCTGAGGAGGAAAACAAATATGGCAACAAGAACAGTAAAAATTGGGTTAGATAATTGGGAAGTGGCTACACTCGATGATGCAGACAAAGTAACAGGAACACCTACTGTTATCCCTGGACTAACATCTGCACAATTATCAATCACTATTAATAGTGCAAACTTTCAAGCAGATGATGGTTTGTGGGCAGTATTAGACGGAGGTATTTCTGCAATGCAGTTGACGATCGGTAATGCCGACTTGAAGTCTGAAGCAAAAGCAGTTTTACACGGATTGACATTGGAAGATGGAATGGAAATCTATACATCTGATATGACGATCCCTTATGTAGCAACTATCTTCCGTTCTCGGTTAAATACAGGGAAATTCGTATGGTTCGGACTTGCTAAAGGGAAATTTGTACCTGGTGGGTATGATTTGAATACACGTGCCGAAACGCCTTCTGGACAACCAGATTCCTTAGTAGGTAATTTTGAGCCACGCGCTGATAAAGTGACACACATTATTACTAGAGAAGATAATGCGGATTTTGATATTGCTAAATTCCGTGCGAAAATTTTTCAATTAGCAGCTGGTGGCGGTGAATAGAGGGGGGCGAAAGCTCTCTCTTTTTTTATTTGAGGAGGTAAAAAATGGTTGAGATTAAGCTAACAATCGATGGTAAAAAACAAACATTCAAAAAAAAGGAATTCACTATACGTGACAATATGCTTGCTATAAAGCACCAAATTGTTGCAACTGAATTTTATGCAGATGAAAAGAATACAAATGATCCCGAAGAGTATGAGAAATTACAAGTCAATTTTGCTAAAACGATTTCTCAAATATTTAACAATGAATTTACTTGTGAACAACTACTTAACGGACTGGCAGTGAAAGAAATGAGTGTTTTGGATCAAATTTATATCGAAGCTTTAGGTGGAGAAATTGAGGATAAGGACGAAAAAAAGTCATTGATCCAGTAACTCCAATCGAAGCGTATCAATCTATTAAAGGAATGGTTCAAGGATTGATGAAGGCAGGATACAAACTACCAGAAGTATTAAATATGACGCTAAAGGATCTCGAACTCTTCAATGAGATTCTCGACGAGTCGTCAGAAGAGAGTGAGCTAACAGAAGACTTCTTGGACCTATTGATGTAGAAAAGGAGGATAAAATGGCAACAAATTTAGGTAATTTAGCAGCAACTGCCAGTCTGAATATAGATCCCTTTCAACAATCAACAAGGGTACTTGAAACGCAAATGCGTTCTATTGATAGAGCGTTAAAGGCGCAAGAAACTGCATGGAAAAACAACTCTAAAAATGTTAATGCTCAAAAGGCGCAATATAATCTTACTGGGAAAGCAATTCAAAACTATTCAGCGCAGTTAGAAAAGCAGCGTGAAAAGTATGAAGGATTGAAGTCGGAAATTGGAAATTTTAACCAAGCGACTGCTGACCAAAAAACGCAACTACTAGCAGCGGAAGCAGCAGTAAATAAAACGGTTGTACAGATTGAAAACTTAACTGGGAAGTACAATGAATTAGGAAAACAAATCGCAATCAGTGAATCGAACTGGACTAAATCTGGTAAAGTTCTTGAAGAATTTGGCTCTAAGACTGCAAAAGTTGGTGAGGGTCTTAGTAGTTTTGGTACAAAAATGTCAATAGGAGTTACCGCTCCAATAGTGGCAGGAGTTACAGCAGTCACAAAAGCAGCTATTGATTGGGAATCGGCGTTCGCAGGTGTAAAGAAAACAAACGACGAAGTAGTTGATTCAAATGGAAATGTTGTCTACTCATATGCTGATTTAGAAAATGGACTACGCAATTTAGCAAAAGAATTGCCGTCGAGCCACAAAGAAATCGCTTCTGTTGCAGAAGCAGCCGGCCAATTAGGCATTCAAACAGAAAATGTTGTGGGCTTCACTAAAACCATGATTGATTTGGGAGAATCAACAAACATGGGAGCAGAAGAAGCGGCTACAGCACTTGCTCGACTAGCTAATATTACTCAATTACCTCAAGATCAGTTTGATCGTCTTGGATCTGCAATAGTCGATTTAGGGAACAATTTTGCTACCACTGAATCTGAAATTACAGCAATGGCTCTTAGATTAGCTGGGGCAGGCTCGATAGTCGGATTGTCGGAAGCAGATATTTTAGGATTGAGTGCAGCTCTTAGTTCTGTTGGAATCGAGGCTGAAGCTGGAGGATCCAGCATATCCAAACTGATGATAAACATGCAGTTAGCCACTGCTAAAGGTCAAGACGCATTTAAAAACTTACAGGAAGTTGCTGAAAGAAACGGGATCGCCTGGGAACAAGTTGAACAAGCGGTTGCAAATGGTGGTAAAGAATTAAAAAATATGTCTAATACTTTGGGATTAGGTAACAAGGGGTTAGCTGAGCTATACAAGAATGCGGATGATGCAAAATCCTCTTTGGAAGACTTTGCATATGTAGCTGGTATGTCTGGTGATGACTTTGCTAAGGCATTCCAAGAAGATGCTGTAGGTGCAATAGGTAAGTTCATTGAAGGCTTGTCTCATGCAGAAGAAAAAGGGACTACAGCAATCGAAATGTTAGACAACATGGGAATTACGGAAGTTCGATTGCGTGATGCGTTACTTCGGGCCGGTGGTGCAAGTGAACTTTTCGGGGATGCAGTGGATAGATCGAACAAAGCTTTCGAAGAAAACACGGCGTTATCTGAAGAAGCTAGAAAACGTTATGAAACTGTTGAGTCACAACTAAGCACACTAAAAAATGAAGTTGTTGACATTGCAATTGAATTTGGTGGTCCATTCTTGCAAGCTCTTAGAGACGGTATACAGGCAGCTAAACCTCTTTTACAAACAGTAGGGGATCTAGCGAAGAAATTTAGTCAAGCAAATCCAGAAACTCAACAAGCAATTATGAAGTATCTCGGTTTAGCAGCGGCAATTGGTCCGGTTTCAAAAGTGATGGGTGGCTTTTTGAAAATAGCAGGTGGAGGCATTTCTACGATAGGCAAATTCAGTCAATGGATAGGCAAATTATCTGGAAATGCAAAAGCAAGCGAAGTTGCCCTGAAAATTGCTGAAGATGGAACTGTTAAAGTAGTTAATGCTATGTCAACAGGCACACAATCAGTTGGGTTGTTTAGCAAGTTAGTGGCAGGAGCGACAAAAAGTGTTTGGGGATTCAGCGGTGCCCTTGGATTGGTTACTTCCCCACTTGGTATCGCAGTGGCTGCTATCGCTGCCGGAGCTTTTGTCTATAAAACTTGGGGAGAAGACGCATTAGATTCTGCAAGAAAAACACAACGATGGGGAACCGATGTTTCTGATGAAACTGAAAAAACTCTAGAGAAGGTTAGAGAGTTTTCTTGGAACAGTTCCGATATGATGGGCAGCTTTGATGAAAGTGTCAATGCAAGTGCAAAAAATGTTGAAGAACAGTTTGGAGCAATGCAACAAACTATCTCAGATACAGTGGAGGAAATTAACAAAAAGAACCAAGAAATAATTGAAAGCCTTCCCGAAGAACAACAGGGTCAAGCTCAAAAGAATGCTGAAGAGATTGAAAAAATTAATCAGCAGGTAGTTGAAGCAACGCAATCTATGACCAACAGAGTAGTTGCTATTTACAAGAAACACAATGGGGATGTATCTCAATTTACCATTGCTGAAAAAGAAATGGTACTTTCAGCTAGAGAATCTATGATTCAAACAGAAGTTAACCTTCTGGAAATGTCTGGCGAAAAGAAAAAAGCTGTTATGCTTGCTATGGGAACGGACATAAACCAGATGAATATGAAGCAAGCTGGTGAATATGCTCAATATTTAACTGAGGCTGTCCAAAAAAGTAATGAAAGTTATGACAAGCAAATTGCAAAGCAAAAAGAGGCATTAGAAGCTGGACTTATTTCTCAAAGTGATTATGCAGCTAAAGTAGCCGAGATACAGACCAACCACGATCTGTCTACGCAAGCTTTTGCAGACAAACTGTATCAGTATTACAAGAAAATGGGCGATGTAGATGCTGATGTAGGTAAGGTACGATTAGCATTCCAAGACTTGGGATTAAACTATGATGAAGTAGCGGCAAGAGCTGAATCAGCCACAGAGACTATGATTGATAAAAATTCTATTCTTGCAAAATCAACTCAAGATATGTCAAATGAAGCTATCATTGCAAATGAGCAATGGAATAACATGGTTTTCGATCCAAAAACAGGAGAAATAAAGTCAAATGCGAAGGAAATTATTGCAGAAGCTTTTAGCAGTGAAGAGGGTTGGAACAATTTAGAATTCATTCTAAAAAATGCGAATTTGACTTCTAATGCACGTGCTGAAGTGGCTATTGCAACTGGAGAAGCAGGTAAATGGAATGAACTTAATCTTGATCAGAAATATATTCTGGCAAATGGCGATCAAGCTTTAATTGCTTTTTATGATGCAATAGATGCTAATGGGCAGTGGAATGAATACGAATCTGTTGTAAAGATTATCGGGGCGAATAACACACAAGCTATTCAAGCTATTTTTGAATCAAAAGAAAATTTAAAAGCTTGGAACCAACTTTCTCCAGAGCTCAAAGACATTATCGTCAATGATAAAGCTAGTGACAAACTTATTCCAGGAACAAATCTTTATAACGAATGGTTGCGACTTCCTGACAGTTTGAAAAATATCAAAATCAATGCAGATACCTATGGCGCAACTTTAGCCCAACAAGCAATCAATAGTGTAAATGATAAGAATGTCTATATTAGAGTGCATTATCAAGGTAGAGATACAGGTCAAACCGCTATAAGAGCAACAGGAGATCCTTATTTTCAAGGAGGCCCGGTTTGGTTAGGTGACGGAGGTAAAGCGGAACCTTATTTGACTCCACAAGGTCATTTTGGTATTTCTCCTGCCGATTGGACAATGTACAACTTACCGAGAGGAACTAAGATCTGGCCATCGGTTCAAAAAATGATGGAGACTTTACCACGCTATGCAAACGGAACAAAGTTCGATGACACAAACATTTCTCGAATCGGCAATATTTTTTCACCCAATAAATATGGATCCACACACGAATCTAATGTGACAATCAAGTTAGATCAAATAATTGGACTACTGAACAGTATATTGAATAAAGAGCTAAATTATAATTTTGAAGGAATTATACAGCTCGAAGATAAGCAAAAAGTTGGTAGATGGTTAGCACCTGTTTTGAGAGCTATAGAAAAGAATTCTACTACAATTCAGATGATAAAGGAGGGAAAGTAAATTTGAAAAAAATTATCCAATTTAACGATAAACAATTAGAAGTTGATAGTTTGAAAACAACAATTAAGCCGATTGTCACAATAAACAATAATCTTTTAAACAAGACAAATTCGATTGTTAAAAAGATTGGAAATTATGAAAGCAGCCCCAAAATTATCGTTTTATCTTTCCCCTTACAGCATCAAAATAAAAATAATACCATCGAGAAGATCGGTTCTTTTTTTTACACTGAAGATGTTAAGAGATTAGTTAATCCTAGAGATGAATCCAAGTTCTTTTTAGCAAAGTTAGAGGGAGAAATAGAGTATAACGAAGATGGAAATATAGTATATTGTACTGTTAGTATGGTAGTTCCTGAAGGTGTGTCTAGATCTATTGATATAACGGCTGCTCCTTTTGAAGATTCAACAGAAGGTAAAATTGCGACAATCAAAAATAATGGAACTTTTAACGCAACTGTAGATTTCAATGTGAACTTTTTGTCAGATGCTAATTCAATTGCGTTTGTGTCTGGTGAAAAAGTGTTGCAGTTGGGATCTGCAGAGGCACCTGATTCTAGCGGAGAAGTACCCAAAACAGAGCTTGTTTTAAAAGATCAGATGACTAGTTCCACTAGCGCTCAATGGAACATTAATCAAGCTAGAATTCGTCGTAATGAAAGCGCAGGAGATCATACTTCAAAACGGATGGGAAGTTTAAAGTATGATTCAACTGGTACATGGGTCAATAGTACAGGCAGCGTTACTGATGAAGACAAGTTTTGGCATGGCCCATCAATAAGTCGAGATATTATTGAAATGGAAAACTGGGAAGTTTGGAGCGCAGTTACCTTTAAATCTACAGGGGGAGGAAAATCGGAAGCTGCTCAAGAAGGTTTAATGGAAATTAATGTACTGGATGAGGATAACAACTTCTTAATGGGGTTGCAATTGATGGATGGATATCCTTCTCTCGATAAAGTTAGTTGGACATTCTTCATTGGAGACAACGTAGTTGATTGGGGTTATTTTCCAAGCAGTGTAATGAAATCTGGGGGTGGATTTTACGGACAAGTTATCTTCAAAAAAGTAGACAACAAATTTAGTTTTAAAATTGCACGAGTGTCAAACAACAAGGAGACCTGGAGAGTAACTAGAGAAACTGTAAACAACACCATTGCTACGCTCTCAGCTAAGCGGGTATCATATTATATGGCCACCTACGGAAAGCAACCTGCTTATAATATGGGGGTTAGTTTCTGCCAAATCAAAAAGATTAATTCTTTAGACCCGCTAAATGTGCCTTTAACGTTTTACGAAGGCGACTATCTGCAGGTTATTGATAACAAGATTTACTTGAATAGTGTTTTATCTGGAGACTATAGGGTTGTCGGCAGTAGCAATGTATTTACGGTGGATGCTAGTTCAACAACACCAATCTATTGCGTGACAGATGGAGATGTGACTGCTACTGCAGAAATTAGGGAGCGATTCGTATGATATTACACTTTTTGGATAAACAAATGAATCATATAGAAACAGTGGACACTTCCTATCAGATGGATACAATTATTTCTGAGCTTTTTATTGAAAAAGAATTAGTTAATGGTACTGCTATTCATACTGCGAGCTTTGATATTTATAAAACGAGTGATATTAGTGAGAAGTTAAATCTTGGAAAATTTTTAATCATTGATGACTTAAAAATTTTAATGGTCATCATGGCAGAATCAGAAGAAACTGAATATGTTAGACCAGTGACTTGTTATGATTTAGGTGTGTCACTTAGAAACGGTAGTGCAGTAATGATTGATTCAAGAGATGCACAATATATTGATTATTATGTCAATCGAGAAATTGCTCAGACGGACTGGGAGATAGGTAGAAATGAGCTTGGAACAGATATTAAGAAGATAGGAAACTTTTCTGAAGAATCACCACTTTCTCGTTTGCAATCGATATGTGAGTTATTTAACTGCGAGATGTCTTTTAGATATGAGTTTTCAAATCTAAAAGTGACAAAAAAATACATTGATATCTTGTATAGCATCGGTGTCGATCGATCAAATGATATTCATTATTCTGGAGAAGATGTAGTTTCAATTAGTAAATCATCAGATATCTATAATTTCTTTTCAGCGATTAGAGATCAAAATCAGGGCTTCAATGACTTGGTACTAGACGATGGTAGATTTTTTACTATGAAAGGTGAGTCAATTATTTATGATCGCCAATCAAATACAGAATATGGGTATTCTAATACATCTAAAGACGTGTTTACTAGTTATACATTTGGTAATTTTTCTTCAAGTGATGAATTGAGTCCACAAGAAAGATATAACCAGGGATTGGATTTATTAAAAGCGAGTAACAGTCCGACCTTAGAAGTTACGGTAAACCATCTTTTTGAGATGGGGGATTTAGATGTTGGAGATACAGTCATCTACATTGACGAAGAATTCAAACCAGCATTAAGGGTAAAAGCAAGGGTCAAAAAGATTACTATGAATGATGATCAAACAAAAAATGAGGTGGAATTAAGCAACTATGAACTTCTGCAAAGTCAGATTTCATCTGATGTCATTGCCCTTCAACAACAACTTGCACCGCCAAAAGATATCTATCTAGTTAAGATATCGTCAGATAGTCCAACATCGATTAAAGATAATGTAGGCAACATTACACTTACAGCGACGGTCTATCACAATGGTAGAGATATTACACCTAAAGTGAATAAAGATACTTTTGTATGGACGAAGCAAAATGAACAAGGCATTCACGACGAGCAGTGGGAAGCGAATGCTAAGGGAAGTCAAGTTGTCATTCCCAAAAATAGTATCTCAGAAAAAACAGATATCATAAAATGCCAAGCTGTTGTATTCGAAACACCTGGTGTACAAGCAATTTACTTTATAAATGGGTTAAAGTCAGTCACTAACGATGTTTTGCGGTATATCAATAAGGAAATGATTGTAAGTGCATTTATCACTGATATACATTTCGCAACTGACACAGCTATCCGTGATGATTTATCAAATTATGGTATTTCTCATCGACATGTAGATAATGTGGTTGCTTTTAGTAAAAATATTGCTCTAGATTATATTGTTGGTGGAGGAGACTTGATTGACGGTAGCACTTACAATAAAACATTAGCTAAGAGAGACTTAACAAATATTGTATCAAGAATGGGAAACGCAGATTGTCCTTATTTTTCGATTATTGGAAACCATGAATTTAATTCATGGGGAGATGGAAGATCAGGTGGGATTCTTAAAAAAGTGAATGCTTATCAAATGAAAGACCCAAGCAGCACCTTGTTTGTTGGAAAGTTAAAAAATGTTCTAACGATGAGTGAGTTATATCAGGCAATGATTCGTCCATCAACAATATTCTCAATAAATGATAGTGGAAAAGGCTATTACTATTATGATGTTCCTGATAAGAATTTTCGTGCGATATTTCTTAACTCAAGCGATATTCCGTTAACCCTCGATGTGGATGGATATGCAAAGTACAACCCTATTGGAGTTTCTGGTTATCGCCAAGAACAAATTGACTGGTTGAAAAATGTTTTATTAAATACACCAACATCAATGACAGTTGGTGTGTACCAGCATTTTCCATTCGGAAGAAGGTATGATGCAAACGATAATAGTTATCCTTATAATTACGAAATGATTGATGGCTTGTTATCGGCTTTTAAAACTGGAGGCAGTTTTACTAGAACCTATTCAGATAATGTAGATTTTCAAGCAAGTGTTTCCGTCAATTTTAATGGGCGAAAGGGAACAGTTGCTTTTTTGATGCACGGACACACTCATAAAGATCGAATTTCGCTTGGAGAAGATGGTATCCATAATGTGTCGACTGGATGTTCAGTTAGTCGACCAAAACACGATATGCTAGATCGTTCAATCGGAACATTGAGTGAAGATTTATGGGATGTTGTAGCTGTTGATACAAAGAATAGAAAAGTAAAAATGTTTCGGTTTGGTAGTGGAGAGGATCGAGAGTTCTCGTATTAAGGAGGGAATATTTTGGCTATAGTTGAAGATCAAATTAGTTTCGCACGTGTAGAAGATGGCGAAGATGGAAGAGGAATCAAAGGGACACCTGTCTCAACTTATGCACAATCAATAAGTGGTACGACTCCGCCAACTACATGGTCAGATACTAGACCAAATGTGCCAGCTGGACAGTATCTTTGGACAAGAGTTGTCACAACATATACAGACGACACAACATCAGAAACCCAGACACCTACATTAATGGGGAAAGAAGGAACACCCGGCCTAGGTATTAAATCTAAGTCTATTAGCTATGCAATCGGTACAAGCGGAAACACACCACCAACTAGCGGTTGGCAAGAGTCGATTCCTAACGTATCAGCAAATCAATATCTTTGGACAAAAACGACACTTGTTTATACTGATGAATCAAAAACAGAGGCCTATTCAGTTGGGAAGATGGGGGCTAATGGCGCAGATGCCAAACTTCTTTATTTAACTGCATCAGCAGAGAATATTGTGTTTAATGCTGACGATACACCAAAGACAACACAGACGATCAATATAACAGCAAAGCTCCAAAACGTTAATGGAACAGCGACGTTCGCTGCTATTCCCTATATCGGCAATACAGCACAAGCTGCTATTACGTTAGGCGGAAGTGGAAATACAAGAACCTTAACAAGTGCACAATGGACGAACAAAAACTGGACCCTAATTGCCATCACTGCCACTTTAGATAATCTAAGCGATACGTTAAGTATTGTAAAAGTAAAGGATGGAAAAGAAGGCGAAGACGGGCAAGATGCACATATTTATCAAGCTTACTCTTGGAACCCAGATGGTACCGATCGATTTACGATTCCATATCCAAATGAAAACTTAGCGATTGGTACATCAAACAGTGATAAAGAAGTGGTCGTTTCTGGATGGGATAGATATTTTCCCGATACGTTTAGAGATTTTAAGCACGGGGAGAAAATAACAGCACGAATTTGGCTTGCTCCTCAAAGTTATGAAGTTTCGGTTATGATTCATGAAAGGTACGCAGATTCAACATATCGCCAAACGAGAGGTAATATTATTAAACCAGGTGAAAGTGGTTATTCTACTGTAACTGTAACTGTTAATGTCTGTCTCTTATACACATCTGACGCTGCCGACGAC